CCGGTAAAGCTACCTACGGAGAACAAAACACCGGATGTACCCGTAGCTGCGGTCGTTAAAAACGCTCCAGCAACCACAGTGCCGTTAACCAACATGGGGAATGCAGATGGTGCAACAGAGTTGCTTACCTCTGAGGGGTCTGCCAATGTGGGGGAAGCGGCGTTAAACACAGCAGCAATACGGTTGCCTGTGTAAGCTGTACCGGGAACCAACTCAGTCCAGCCAGAGTGTGAGGCCAATGTATTACCAGCAGCGTATGTTGGAGAAGTAGCGCCGCTAACCAAGCCCAAGTACCAACCGGCTGTGTAACCAGAGCCTTTGAAGTACTTGCTGTTCATGTCTTGCAGACCTTCGTTCACAACCAAGTTGTGGAAGGTGTCAGACCATTTTTCAACGCCGTCTGCGCCTACGCAAGTAACGGTGAACACGCCGCCAGCAGATGCGCTGTCGCCGTTTTTAGGGTTTGCAATTAAGCCTGCTGACACTGCGTCTTGGGCTTTTGAAGTTTCTGTACTCATGATAAGTCCTTAAGATATGCGCACGATGGCGCTGTTCGCATCGGCAGTTGGGAAAATTATTTGAAAAGTGTCGTTGGTTACAGTTTTATCTGCACCAAAGTCCAGCACCGCAACGGATGGGTCACCCGCAACAGAGTCGTTATAAATCAATGCACCACGTGCGGTAAACGTAGCGTTTGTCCAGCTTGTGTTGCTAAACGATACAAAAGCTGTGGGCACACTGGCGGTGTTATTGCCAGAAGTAGGCGACACAGAGATTGTCAAAGTATTGCCACCGGTGGTGTACCCGTTGCCGTTAGCTACTTCGCCAGTCATGCCTGCTGTATACGCAGTAGTGCTTGCACTTAAATTTGCTGCGGCTGTGAACAACGCAACTTTAAAAGTGTTGGGTGATGTAGGGCCAAAGTTGTGAACTGCTTGCAGCAGTTGAACTTTAAAACTTGTGGTTGCTGTTTGTGCAATTGACATATCAAGTCACCTTTTGTCGGAACTGTCCAGAACGATACGCGTCTTGACGCTCCATACCATCGGCCAAACGTTTAGCCAGTGCAAGCGCTTCCATGAACTTCTGGTTATACAGAGCCATCATGTCTTGCTCACCCTTCATGTAAGTATAAGCTTCTACGAGCGATCCGTACAGTAGCACGGAATCAAAATTATCACCCAACCATGTCTGGCCATCAGGCGCAGTCGTAATGGATTGTGGGTAATAGAAGTAGTGCAACTCAACTGTGTAGGTGCTGTCTGGCGTTGGGCCAAGCATAAATGTCAACTCGTCCGCGTTACCTGACTGTGGGCCAAACAAAGCGTAGTACCGTGGCAAACCTGTGTCGGAAGGAACAGGGTACGCCTGACGTATAAAGTTGACGTCTTTGTTTAGCAGGTACTCGTACGCGCCAGTGCCGTCAATGACAGCCATGGAGTACACAGCCAAGAAGTCTGAAGGGCACCCCAAATAAGGGGTGCTGGGAGACACCAAGCCCGTCACATTCTTGCGAATGGACGGAAACTGCATTGAATTGTAGATACGCTGCTCAGCCTGCGTAACGAACACGGGGACATTAGCCACGAAATCTGCTTCCGTGTTCTCCGTGTACGCCTGCACCTGTGCCGCGAACTTTAATGCCGGAAGTCTTAGTTTCATTTTGGCCGTTGTTGTAGTTACCAACACTCATTTTCATGGTGCTAAGGCTACTAATGCTGGAATCCTTGCCGGGGTTAGTCGACATTACCAGAGGCTTGCCATTCATTTTGTGCGGTGCAGCATAAGTAGCGGCGTCGCCAACTTCTTTGCCCATCATTTTTTTGCTAAATTTAGCCATGATTAACCCTTCTTTTGGTTTGCTACGCGGGCCAAATTGCGACCGACTTTCATCATCGCTTCGCTGGTTACACCAGAAGACTTCTTACCGCCTCTGGGGTTTGGTGCTGTGGGGCCGCTGTTAGGGAAGATTTGAACATCTGTCTTACCTTTTTTAGCGACGCCGTCTGCTGCTTTTTTGAATCCCATTTTAAGCTCCTATTTGTATCGTTACTGTACCAAGTTGCGCACTTAATGCCAAGTAGTTTGGTGTTAATGCGCTATCAAAACTTCTTGACCCACCAACAGGGTTCCATCCCCATTGAATATCCCGAGAACCACCTGTGTTAAAACCAGCCGCGTTCTGCGCTGTGCTGGTTGAGTTTACTATCTGTAAGCCATTTGTACCAGCCGTATAGTAGGTTGTATCCCTACGCGGATTGCGTACAGCTTGTGGGTCATCAACTGGGTACATACCAAGCAACAACTGCGGCTGATCCGGATCCCAGCACTCAGGGCAGACAAGCAGATTGTAAATCTTAGTCTTCTGAATTTCTTTACGGAGCGCCGTTAGTTTGTACTGAAAGCCACAGCGACCCATTTACGTACCGCTTCCAATAAACATTTGCCTTGGTACAAACCGTAAAGAGGCGTGCTCTTGATCTTCGCCAGCGGCCAACTGCCAAGCTTCGTCGTATTGAGCTTTGAGAACGTCTAAACGCCCCGCCCCTTCTGGAACTTTTAACGCCAAATAGTAGGCGAGTCCAGCAACCAAGCAGGGCAAGAAACGGAAAGGTACATCCATAGTACGAGTGCCGCCACCTGCGTCATCAATACGGCGCATACGCCAGTAAACGAATTGGTAGGTTTGTGATCCATCGGGAGTCGGCCAAACAGTTACGGATGGCAAGTTTTGCGAGTAGACAGCGGCGGCAGTTGAGTGCGCCACTGCGGTTGTATTATTTTGGCCACGGAAACAGTTCATCAACTGATTGCCGCTAATGTAGCCGTACTGCACAGTTTCGTTTTCAATCAATACAAAGCCGGTAGTAGCCAAACCCACAACAGAAGTTAGCGTAATCGTAGTGTCTGTTGCAGAAATACCACCATTTAATGTAGTCCCTACGGACGATGTTTGCCCATCTAAACGCTGGAACCACACCTGAATTGGGCGAGCCTGCTGCATCTTGTTGGGGATGGTCGCATAAGTAGAAACACTAATACGGGTAATTGTTAAGTCAGACTGCGTGGAAGAGTTACCCGCGCCCGTACGGATTACATGTTCTAGCAAATCCACAGTGTCGTTTGGTAGCGCGTAAGTTGCCAAACCCTGAGTAAAGGTAAGCGTCCCCTGCTCAAACGTCCACATGTTAATGCCACGGTTTGCCCAGTCAGCAAACAACAGATTCAATGAACGACGGGCTGTACGCAAGTCGTAGCCCGTGCGAAGTTCGGAGCCCGCACGCTCAAACGCTTCCTCAACAATCTCATTGAGGTCAAGATTAAACGCTGCAACTCCAGAAGTAGTCATCTAAATCCCGCCGTTTTCTTTGCAATTGTTTTTGGTTGCGCTACAAACTGCTTTCCAGCTTTCTTGCCAGCACGCTTTGCACGTGTTGTAGCGGCATATTCTGATGGTGATAAAGACTTAATAGCTGCTTCGGGCAAGTATCTCTCCCCCGTCTTACTTGACGGTTTACCAGACTTAGTGCGCCATTTCTGGTCGCCCCAGTCTTTCAGAGACTTTTGCGGAGCTTTCAATCTCTATACCCCCCACCAGAAGCTTTGTACTTCTTAGCAACAAGCTGAGCCTTGCGTGCTGACCATTGTCCTGCGCCCGTACCTTGGGTAGCTGCGGCCTTTACCTGAGCCACAATCCGCTTACGCAGACCGGGTTTAGTGTAATTGCCAGCCGCATTTACTTTGCCGCCTTCGGCGTATTGCGTGAAGTCCGTGTCATCCCGACGGGCTTTTCTTTTCCCTTTGGGCATCTTGCTTGGGGATATGGCCCCCATGCCACGACTAGCAATCATACAAACCTACCTCTGGTTTTACCCTTAGTAGCAATGCCGTCAGCGCGTTTAGAAGCGGGAGATACTTTAGAAGTCATACCGCCAGAAGCCATCTTTTTAACTTTACCACCACGTTTCATGGCTGACCTGCCAGAAGTTAACTCTTCATCTGTTACAGGCTTAGACCCACCACTACCACCAGCAAATTGGCCTAAGTCTCCGTATCCGGGAGCAGCAAATTCACCTTCTTCGGAACGTTTTGCTAATTCACGTTTTGCAAGTGTTGGCCCAAAACCACGCTCGGGAGTGTTGGCTAGCGTTTCTAACACCCGTGCATCAGCCACGCCATACATAGGGTCGTCAGCCCTACCGCTTGCTGTATCTTTCATAACACGTGCGCGAAGCATATCGTTATAAGCATCTGCTGCCGCCTCTTGTGTAAAGTCGTAGCGTGCTCCGGGTGTTTGAAATACGTCCGAATTTCGAGCAGTCCGCGAAGGGTAAGGTAGTTTTGTAGCCATGATTTAGCACATCTTTCCACGGGTTTTACCCTTAACGGCAATGCCATCAGCACGGCGGGAGGCGGTCATACCACCAGAAGCCATCTTTGTAACCTTGCCACCACGCTTCATACCATCGCCTTTGTAGCTCTCTTCATCAGGCAAACGAGTACCGTCTTCGTAACGACCAGAATATTCTCTGCGGGCTTTTTCGTTAGCGTCAGTTTCACGTCGATAGTTATCAACTTCTTCTTCGTCTAAACGAGCCTTAGCATCTTTGGACAACTCAACTTTGTCGCGGCGGTTTGCTGCTTTTTCAGCGGCGCTACCAAGGCCAGACTTGTCAACTATCTTCTTACCTAGGCCGGTCTTTTCGTCAATCTTACGACCAACCCCATAACCAATTTCAAACATAACTTGACCGGCACCAGCACGGCCAACGTTACGGTTTTCAGCACGGCGACCAGCTTCACGAACGGCTTCTTTAGCGCCGCCAGTAAGCTTAGAAGAGTCTACATTACGGCCTTTTTTGCCTTTTGCAAAGTCTTCTTTAGCCCGCTCCACGACGTCATCTTTAAGACCGGGTAGGTTGTCCCATCTTGTAGCCATAGTTACACCATCTTTCCACGAGTTTTGCCTTTGGTACAGCAGCCATCAGCACGGCTAGAAGCTGAACCGCCTTTGGCGTAACCTTTTTGCCCACGAACAGCGTCGCGCGGATCTTTCTTTTTGGGCGCTTCTTCCGTGCTAGTTAAAGACTCGGAGTAAGCTTTCTCAGTGGCTGCGTTCATTTTGCGCTCGGCCATTTCTTCCCGCGCTGCTTTTTCTGCTGGACTCATGTTAACTCCTTAACAGGCTTTGCCGCCCATGTTCATCTTAACCATTTTGCCCTTGGTTTTACCCTTAGTGGCAACGCCGTTAGCAGCAGTGCGGAACGTACCACCACCAGCCAACTTAGTCATAGGCTGACCTTTGTGCAAACGACCTTCGTGTTTGTTCACAGCCTTCTGCATCATAGACTTGTCTTGCTTCATGTCTGCTTTAGCCATGCCGCCTTTTTTCATTGCGCCTTTACCGTCACCAATAAAAGCAGGCTTACCGTCTTTCATGGGCATAGCGCCGCCGCTGGAATATCCGCCCATGTTCATTTTCTTTGCAGCCATAGTATCACCACCTTCTTTCATGATTGACATCTTGCCATGAAGTGTCTTGGGTTTGTTAACTTTTTGAAGGTCAGCACGGGATGTATCTGAGCCCTTACCAAACTTCATACCTTTACTTGCTCCACTAAACTCTTTTGCAACTGAAACCGGGATGCCAGCCTGTTTTGCAAACGCTGGATTATGAGCCGCTGCATCCATGAATTGCTTTTGCTTTTCACTTTTTGCTGGCATCATCGCCCCGCTTGAATAAGTTGGTCAATTTTTGCTTCAAGCTTGTTAAAGCGTTGGTCAATGTGGTTCGTAATGCGATCCACTTCTGCTTGAGTAACGTTATCACGAGCAACCTCCTCACGGGTCAAGAGTTAGGATTGCTGACCATGCGGTGTTTAAATCTAGCACATCCGGCCTTTTGTTTTTCCACGTGAAGCAATACCATCAGCGCGTTTAGAAGCAGAGGACACCTTGCCACCATCTTTGAGTCTGTCCCATATAAAAGCGTCGCGTCCATAGCTACGTTTTTGAGCGGGGGTCAACGCCCTTATTTGTGCGTCTGTCAGGTCAAAATAGTTAGGTTTGTCTTTGGGGGGTTTGGCAACGGTACCCCGACCAGTCGGCTCTACGTACGGGTATTCTGTCTTGTTACCTTCGGTTTTAGCGTTATTCAACGCCTCTTCACGACGGGACGCGGCAAGTTCTTTATCTTTTGCCGTTGCCTCTTTTTCGCTTTTAGAACCTTTAGTCGTGTCTATAACTTCACGCTTAACATTACCAGCGCTTCGGCCACCGCCACCACCGCCAGCAGGGGCAGCACCGCCACCGCCTTTTGGTTCGTCATCGTAGTAAGGTGTACTTCTTGCCATATCAACACTTCCAAGCTCTAAGTGATTTGTTTATGCGTGAGTCTGGGTCTTTGGCGGTTTTGGGGGATGTCAATTTCTTTTTCATCCCTTCCATCCTCGCACAAAAAGAGTCGCGCCGGGAGCCGCCTTCTGGCTGGGGAGGTTTCAAGTTCATGCCTTGCTTTTTCGCGGAGGCGCGTCCCTTGGCATTCAAGCCACCCTTGGGATTCTTGCCTTCTTTCCTCTGCCATGCTGGACTCTTAGCCATAGAACGCCACCGCTGCGCATGTTGCGCCAACAGAAACTACAAGACTTGTTGAACAAATAACACCTTCGCCGGGAATCCAAATACTAGACATACCAGCAGCGCCAATTGTGAATGTAAACAACGTAGTTGAACCGTCTTTAATGACAATCGTACTAGCGCCTGTTGCGCTATACCAAAGACCTTTAAAACGGGTACGCCCTGTATACGCAGTTGTGTCAGTACTTACTGGACACGTTACGCCTTTAACGTCTGTCTGCATCATAATTAATCCCCTTAAAAATGGGGCCGAAGCCCCCTAGACTAATTAGACTTGGCTGGGGTTAGCAGCGCCATCAGAGCCTTTAACGACGTACACGCATGTAATCGTAGCAGCGCCGCCACTGGCTGTACCAGCGCAAGCGTAGATTGCTTGGACGACCAAGTCAGTTGCGCCAACATTCAAATACGTAGCGATCTGTGCGCCTGTAACAGTTGTAGTTGCGCGGCCAACAGCCAAAGGTGTAGTGGTAGCACCGCCAACGGTAGCCAAAGAAGTGCCAGCGGCAGTTTGAATAGTGATGGTGTTACCAGTAGTACCAGCGTAAGCAGTGGTAATGTCTACCAAGAATTCTAAAATTTGTGCGCCAGCGGGCAAAACAAACAAAGTGGTAGCAGTTGTGTCGCTAACAGTGGTTGCGCCTGTCTGGGTAACAACGGTTGCACCCATGTTGCGGATAGTGCCCGCAGTGGTGCCAGTAGTGTTTTTAACAGTGCCAAGCAGCCAAGGGCCAAGGTGAGTTGCGAATCCCATGATATGTGTCCTTACATACAAGTTAAGTGCATCAATCTGTATGTCGTCAGCCGGGACTGTTTGATGCACCGGAAAGCCCGGATTAAAGTCAATATACACCAAAAGAAAAGGGGGCACAAGGCCCCCTTCACATATTTCCGAAGAAATATTAGGCTGAACCGGGTGAACCGAAGGTACCCAATGGATCAGACCAGCCGAAGCTATAACGCTCACGGGCTTTGTAACGAACGTTACCTGTGTCGAAGTCACCGTCCATCTTGTTCTCCAAAGGAGAGCGGATGAAA